GACTTTAACTTGAAACCGTTGTTCGTCTTGGTCTGAGTTAGACTCCTCTGAGCCATCATCTTCCTGCTCTTCTTGCTGCGCTTCTACCTGCTCATTCTCTTGCTCTGGTTGCTCGTCTGCTTGCCCTTCTTCGGGTGCTTCGTTTGCTTCCATTAAACCTAAGAATGCGTTTTGTGCTTCATTGATAGTGCCATTGCTTTGTGTTTCACTCCCTTGCGGGTTGGTGACGGTTTCCATCGTTTACTCCTAAATTAGCCATGATTGGCAAAAGCATTAAAGTATCTTCCAGCGTTTTGCATTAATCTTGCGGTCATCTGCCATGCCCACTATATGAGCCATTACTTCACGGATAGCGGTTAGCTTTGTGTAAGCATCTTGTCGCTCATCGTAATCGTAAAGCGGTGAGTTAGCCCACCGTAACATCTGTAAGTCTTCCATCTCTTTAAACACATCCAAGAAGTTTTGGTCTTGGAGCATATTGTTCGCCCACTCTGATTTAGTCATCTTAACCCTATATATTGTGGTTTAATCAAAGTTATCTACTACATCTTGTGACTCTGCCTTTATACCACCTTTTATCATTTCATTCAAGCTGGTAATGGCTGACATAATAGCGTTAAGCTGCTCTGTCTGTAGTTTGCCATCGGTTGCCTGTGACTTCATCTCTAGTTCCATCTGTTTAAGTTGAAGTTCGGCTTCCTTGATGCGGTAGTCACCATCCATCTGCATTTGTTTTTGTTGCATCTCTAGCTCTTTACGAGCGTTATCTACTTGCATCTGCTCACGGTCTAGTTGCAACTTAGCTTGGTTGGTTTGTGCAGTCAGTTGAGATTTCTGTTCTTCTACCTTGGCATACAATTGCGCTGCCTCAGACGTTGGGTCAGCAGGTGGTTGGCTTGCTTGTTGCAAGATTTGTTGCTCAACCTCTGGTGTAATCTCATTAATGAATGACGTTGTGTCTTTAAAGCCAGCCATCTCAATCATGCGACCAAGAGTACCACGGTATTGCGTTACAGTCACCAATGGATTGTTAGCACCGTACTTGCCGATGATTTCTTCCTGTTTAGCCATAATCATTTGCAACATAGCAATCTGTTCTTGGCGGTTACCGTTACCCAAGCCCACGTTGATTGATACATCGTATAGGTTAGACCATTCACGTGGGTCATAAGATACCCATTTGCCACGCATACGGATTGTCTTAGCTTGGTTTTGGTATTTGCATAGCAAGTGCAAGATGCCACGGAATAGTGATTTAACACCTGTTTCAGCAAAGATACGAGCCATTAGCTCTAGCTTACCTGCTGACTGTTGCATCATGGCTGCCACGGCTGTTGCTGTAGTGTTCTGAAGCACATTAGCATCAAGACCTTGCTGTAGGTCGCTAACACCGGTACGTTTAGCCTGTACACCATCCAAGTATTCCATCATTGGGAATGATTGACCGGCTGTGTTCTGTACGTTTAGTTGGTTTACTGCTTGAGCATTCTTAACACGGATAACACCACCTGCAGTAGACGTTAGTAAGTCATCAAGGTTTACTTGACCCTCTACGGCTGTAACCCTAGCATTGTTAGTTAGGTACAAGTTGTCTAGCATTTGACGCAAGATAGTAGACTTGGTTAGTTGCAAGTCCATTGTGCGGTCTGCTAGTGACTGACCAAAGAATTTGTGTGGGATAGGAATTGGGCATACAGAGTGGAATGGCACATAGTCACACTCTTCGTTAGATAGGATTGTTTCACCACCAAGGATAACCCTGCGTAGTTCTAGCAAGCCGTTGTCGTTTGTATCAACCTTGATGTAGCACTCAAATATCTCAACCTCTTCCATTGATAGGTCGCTGGACTGTGTATAGTCTGGCAACTCATCACGACCAAAACGAGCTAGGCGCTCTGGTGCGTACTCTAAGCGGTCATTTGCTGGGATAGTGTCAACAATAGACTTCTCGTAGCCCATAGCAATCAAGTCACCACGAGCAATCATTCTACGGTGAGCTGTGAATGGTGAGTCCTCAATGGTCTTAGCACGCTTGCTGATTAGGAACTCTTCAGGCGGTACGTTCTCAATGGCGATACGACTCTCATCGTTTATCTTTTGGATTGTAATGTTATGCGTATTGTAAGGCATACCATCCATGCCAATGACTACATCGGTCACTTGCTTGGTGATTTCCCACTCGCCAGTCTGCATAATCATGGCTAACTCGTCATCGGTTAAGCCTTTGTACTTCTCTTTGATGGTGTCCTTTTTCTCTTCCCAGTAGGCTTTAACAACACCAACCTTCTGAAGCAATGCATCCTTGAACCAGTTGTGTAGGATTAAGAAACCATCGTTGTCTTTATAGAATACCCAGTTAGCCATGTCACTAGCTTGGTCTGCAAGTTCTTCTTCACCGTCTTTAGTAGGCTCAAAACGCACAGCGTCTTCGCATGAAGTGAATACACGAATCAGTTGAGGCAATGCACCGTCTACAGCTTCTGCTACCTCACCGGTAACTACTTGGCTGCGACCTTCTACCTCAGTACCGTACTTGTCACGGAAGTAGTAGCTCATTGCATCAGCACGAGCTTGAACCGTATCTGACTCTAAGTAGCCAATAGCGTTATTGATTTCATCAGCAACAAGTGCCTTTAATTCTTCTTGGTTCATCATACGACCCATGCCTTATTTTGTTGTAATGGTTGTGACCACGTTGTGTCTGCTTCTACTAACCCTATTGCTAAATACCTAAACGAGTCTGCAAAGTGTGATGACCAGTCGTGAACTGGCTTATCGTAAAACACATTCTGCTTCTCGTTAAACTCACGTCTATAGTTACGTAATGCCACTAGACCGTTCTTTGTGCCTTCTATGTCAAACCAGCATCTAGGCAGCATACGTCTGACTGCTTGAATGCCATCTGCTATAGATAGACTTGGTGCTACTGTTACATCTAGTCCAGCTTCCATTAAGACTTCTAAACGGCTGCGACCTGTGGTCATCTCTCTGACTCTTACATCGTGCGGAAGAATCTGCTGACCTTTATCGTAACCGTTGTCACGTAACCAGCTTACATAATAATCTAGTCCGACTCCGTGGTTCTCAGTACAGTCTACTAGTTGTATCTCTTTGCCGACTATCTGAGCTACCCAAATACAGGTTGAATCACTTACACCTAAGTCCCAACTACATACAATCTTTGCTAGACCGTCTTTAGGAACTTTAGTTACTCTGTTCTCGTTGTCTGCATCCATTAGTAACTTACCGTAGTAAGCACCCTCTACTGGTGCATCAAAGCTACACTCAAACTCTTGGCGGTATTTGTCTTCGCCCATCTCGTTACGTGCGCTTGCTAATTCTGATGGGTCTAATATGCCTGTATCACTAGCCTTAAACTCTAAGAACTTCCAACCTTCTGTAACCTGCGCTCTATCCTTAAATTCAGAGAAATGATTTTTCCCCTTTGGAGTGCCAATCATGAGGCAAAACCCCTTGCGGTCGGCAAGAGCCGGTCTAATTATCTCGTTCCAAATTTTTGGGTCTTGGTCACCTATCTCGTCTAGTACAACACCATCAAAGTACTGTCCACGTAAGCTGTCACCGTTCTCACTACCGTATAAGCTAATACGTCTGCCAAGAAAGTCTACACGCAATTCAGCAATGTTGACCGTAGCACCCAATGGTCTTGTATATTCTATAAGGTAATCAAACGCTACTCGTTTAGCTTGTGCATACGTTGGTGCAATATAAGCGTAACGAGGGTTCTTCTGTTCGTTATTTAATGCTGCATTAATAAGATGTAGGATAGCTGAAACAGTCTTACCCATACGTCTATGTGCAACTACTACAGTAAAGCGATTATTATTTACTGCCCTATGAATATCTAGTTGAGGTTGTCTAGGTCTATAACCTAAATCTGGTGCTGCTTCCTCTACCTCTTCATACTCTAACACTTCATCAGTCATTAGGTACGCCTGTAATGATTTTCATCATCATAGGAGCATCGGCATCACCACTCATCTCTACTGCTTTTAAATCAGGTAAGATTTTGTCTAGTAAGGTTTTTCCGATATTAACCTGTATTGCTGTTAGCTCAATCTCACCATCGTATGCTTTCATTAATCTATTAATGATTGCCGAGGCTTGAATCTTACTTCTCACATCGTCTTGATGTCTACGACCCATAGGTCTGCCAGCTAGTTTTTTGTCTTCCATTTTGTTGTGACTCCTATTGGTTGGTCACCCTTTTGTTAAAATTAGTATTGCGGTCTTGCTGTTGCTTTCTGTTTACCGTACTTAGCTGACATCTGACGTATCTTGTCTTCGTTCATAATAGACTTAACACGCTTGTCTTCTATTGCTTGTTTAATGCCGGCTAGGTTTTCTTCGTAATCTCTTACTGCATCTACTTGGCGGTCTGGATTATTCATCATGCCATTATAAAGATAATCTGTTAACTGATATGCTTTAGCTCTTGTGTCAGCGTCTTGATACGATACATTAGGTGAAGCTGCATACTGATATGCGCCACCGTAATTAATTGCTACATCTAGCGGTGTCCTATCATAGCGTTGAAATCCTACTTCTGGATTTTTACTTATCAAAGACTGGCTCAATTGATTTGGATAAGCACCATGTGCTACAGCCTCATCACGATTTAAAACTGAATTTAAGAATGCACCACCATAACCGGATGCCAATGTCTTAGCCTTATCCCATGCTGACATATTGCTAAATATATTGTTGTCTAGTAGTCCAGCCATATGTTACCAATGATGTATTGCGTTAATAACGAGTGTAATGTTAGCGATTACAGCTAACAGGATAATAAACCAATGGTCATTCATTTCTTAGGTGGCTTTTTGCCTTTAGGTTTACAAGCCATTACACTAACTCAGTTACGCATAGAGTTGATGCAGCTACTGTGGCATCTTTAATGTAAGCAATCTTGTCACCGGCATTAACTTTAAATATTGATGTGCTGTTATTTGAAATCATCATGCTTGTAGTGATAGAAGCTGTTGGGTTAGTACCAAATGCTACATGACAATGCCCTAAAGAACACGATACACGTACCAAAGTAGTGTTTGAACCGAATGCAGTTGATTGTGCTGTTGTATTGCCTACAGCAAATACTTGTGATGTGGATGGTGTGTATGCATCTACTACAGTACCACCTTGGTCTCTTGCGACTATACTCATATTATTTACCCTTCATTTTAGTTTGTTTAGATTTATCCATATTTAATAATTCCTTTATGCAACTTTTTATGACACATACAACATAATACTGCTAAATTTAATATGTCATTATTAATAGGATTATTGTCTACATGATGAATGTCTAAACAAAAATCATATTCATTATATCCACATATTTCACATTGTTTTTCTTTTAATGAAAAAACATACTTTCTTAAAGTAGAGCTAGTTGATGAGCCACGCTTTACTGTAACTAACCTTCTAACTTCTCTTCTTCTTTGTATTTGTGTAGTGTTTGTAAAATCGCTACATTCATTGCTACAAAATTTTCTATTTGCTCTAGAGTTTGAAACAAAAAATTCTTTATTACAATTCTGGCATATTTTATTTATTGCTTTATATTGACTATGATTTTGACAATCTCTAGAACAATATTTACTTTTATTTTCCCTATATTTTGGGACATGATACTCTTTACTACAACAAACACATTTTAATGTTGCCATACTTTTCTCCCACATGAGAAATAGGCTAGCTGTGATGTGGCACAGCAGGAGAGCTACTCCGTTCGCCTAAAGTTAACTATTTATTCTTTTTGCTTGCTCCAGCTTGTGATAAGGCTATTGCTATGGCTTGTTTACGATTACGCACGACCTTGCCACCTTTACCAGAATGAAGGTCTTTATCTTTATACTCGCCCATTACTTTGCCAATCTTTTCTGCAATCTTATCCATGTTTCGCATTTTAGTCTTCCTCAGTTTCAAAATCTTTACGTTCCCATACGCTGCATAGACGTGAGTTATGGCAGATTAGGTCTAACTTGTGACACCAGCCACGTTGAGCTTGACCATCGTATAAGTCGTATTTGTTAAGTGGGATTTCCTCCATTGCTTGAAACATCTCTGGAGTATTGTCATAGTATTCGCAGTTACCGCATCGTTGACGTTTGACTTCTGCTGGTGTGATTCGGAACATCTTAGCCATCTTTGCCCAGTACTCAGTATTAGGCAAACTTGGGTTCATAGCTCCAAGAAAATAGTTATCAATGGCATTCTTGGTGTTGTCAGCAATCTCTTTGGCTGTGCCAATAGTAGTTTTTGTGTCTAACAAACCTCTTGCCATAGTCATTCCCTAAAAAATAGGAGGTTCTCGCAACTGGACTACCTCGGAGTCCACCCTATCACGTCTGAGGGGCTGTGATTGCTTTCTAGCGATGTACTGTCGCTGGAATAAAAGAGTAATGCAAAATCGCACTACTATAAATCGTTACGTGACTTTACCATACTTATCAAACTCGGTCAATATATCACATTTAATGCTTTTCTCTATGGTGTCATGTCTAAAAAAGTCCATAATTTGTACATATACGCAATGACGTGTATAGAAAACGAGATAATTTAAACATATCAGGAGATTTATCATGTGGACATCACCAGCAGCTACAGAAATGCGTTTTGGCTTTGAAGTTACAATGTATGTTATGAACAAGTAACATATTTGTTACTATTTGCCGGTCATGGAGTTACATTTTTCATAATATCTTCATGGCTGGCTAATCTTTTAAGCTCTGCATTAGCATAGAACAATATCTTTTTAATTCCCCTTATCTCATCACAATGTGATGCCTGACCATAACGGTAGCACTCACGGAATATCTCACCAATCTGTGCGTTCATATTCTTTGCGCTAATCAAGTCCTGTAACTCGCTAGCATTATTAGGCAACTCGTAGTAGCTTGCGCTTGAACCATCGCTAGTCACTCTCATTACCAATCCACTCCAGACATTGTTGCACCACTTGTGTAGTTCTTAGGTGATTTCATGTTAGCCCTGTCTATTGCACGTTGAGTCATGTATAGGCTGCTTAGTTTTCTGTCATCAAAATTAATTACCCTAGCACCTTCTATCGTTGGTGTGTTTTCACTAACCTTGGTTTTGTATTTCTTAGGCGATACATACTCTAGCGCATCCTCGTAGCTCATTAGCTTGGTAGTGACAAAGCTATAGTACCTACGTGTACCGGTGTCGCTAACAATAATGCTTTTCATAAATCCTCTAGCCATTAAGCTCTTAATAGTGTTAGACGCAGTATTTTTGTCAGCATCTAGTTGCTGCTTCATGTCTGTTAGCGTCTTAGGCAGTACGCAAAACTCTAGGTAGACGTTATATCTAGCAACCATCTCTTTTGCCATCCTGTCTAGCTTTGCTTCTTGTTTTGCATATGACTCTGCTATTCTTTTCTCTCTGAATGCCTGCTCTGCTGCCTTGGCTTCTTCTTGTGTCTGATAATTACCAATGTGGATAATCTGACATTCTGAATCTCTAGCTGTTACTACCCAAGCGTCAACTTTCTTACGAAATACAATCA